CTACCACTTGCAGGATTAATTGTTCCTACGGCTCTACCTATATAAACACAGTACATATCATCTGTACCTGCTGTTGCTTCAGTTAGTGTTAAACTTGTGCCAGAGGCAGAATACGCATATGTAGGTTCTTGTCTTACATTGTTTATATATAAAGCTATATCGTTAGCACTAGTTACAGATTGCGATAATGTATAGTTTTGAGTTGCACTAACAGAAAAATCTTGTTTAACAAGCGATTGTGTAGATGTAGTAGGAGTAATACCAAGATAAGCCATTAGGTTATCTCCATAATTGACAATGCTACATCCAATGAAGCTGATGCACTTGCTTGTGCTTTAACAACATCAGTTGTTTGCACGACAACTTTTTGTCCTCCAAACACTTCAAGTGTAGTGTTAGCCGGTATATCTACTGCTTTTAACAAAAAGATGTTAGCATTGGTTTCTGTATCAGAAGTATCACTTACTAATTGTACGTCTGCAGTTATTGCACTTGTTGTTTTATTACACAAGGCCATACCTAATACAACTGTACTTGTGCTCGAGGGCACAGTATAGATTGTATCTAACGCACTATGATTTACACTTGCTTTTGTTTTTACTTTAAATGTATTAGCCATAATGTTTCCTATATTAACCTAAAGCAATAGCTAATGCAACAGGGTCGGGTGCTGTGTTAGTAATTGTTACTGTATCCGTTGCACTTACAGCTACTTGCATATTTGTTCCTGCAGTAAATGTTAATGTATTTCCATCAGTTATTGTTTGTGTTGTTGATCCATCAGAAATAGTAAAACTATCAAATGTGCCTGTACCATCTGCTCCTGCCGCACCGGTTGCACCTGTTGCACCTTGTGGCAAACCTAATGCCAATACACCTGTAGATGTATTATAAGATGCTGTAGCTGATGCTCCGGGTGACAATGTGCTTACTGTTACACCACCTGCAATAGGTTGTGAACTTACAGAAACATTACCAGAACCATCAAAAGATAATATTTTATTGGCTCTAGTTGCCGGTACTGATAATGTAGGTGTTGTGTCATCACCATCTGTTAATCTTATACTTCTTGTAATTTGATCTTTATTATCGCTAAATATAGCAACAGCTTTATCTAATTCTGTATTTAAGGCAGTTACATCAAAAGCACCATTAACAGGAAAATCTGTTGTTCTTTCTATAGTAATACGTCTAACAACTACAACTTTATCATTAGCTGTAAGTCCAGAACCAAATGTAATAGTTGCACCTGTACCAAATTCATATGCACTATCGCTAGAAGAATTACTAGCTGTTACTTTATATGTTGTGGTTGTAGTAGGATTAGCATTGTATGTAGCTAATACATTATTTTTATAAACTTTAAGATCATCAATAGAAAAAAATTCAAATGTAATACTAAATGCTGTTTGACCGCCTGAAGCTGTAAAAACTTGTCTACCTGTATTCTGTGCTGATGCTATTGTCATTTTATACCTGCTAAACTATTATATGTTTCTTTAAATGTATCATCCCATAACCACAAACTATTATACGGTATCATTCGCCTAAAGATAGCATGTCTTTCACGATTTGACAAATCTGAATCAGTAAAAGCCTGATGCAAATCCAATAACATAGATGGTGCCGCACCTGATATTTCTCCCCAAGCATCTCTTTCTGTAGGACTGCCAAATCTATTATCTAAACCTACCATAGGTCTTAACCCATATGAATTATCAAAAAACCCACCAGATATAGTTTCTACCATAAAATTCATATCTCCTGCTAAAGATAATATTCCTGATAATTCTACGGCTCTTACTACTTTTTCTCCGAATGGTTTATCTTCATATAAATCTCCGCTTTTTAATCTATCAGCTACCATACCAAATGTAACTAAAGCTAATCCTCCTGTTATTGCAGGACTAACACCATCTCTATTTTGCACTAAGTTTGTTGTTAATCTTTTTACAGAAGATATGCCATATGAGTAAAACTGTAAAATAAGTGCTAACCAAGCATTATTAATTTTACCTCCAAGATCACTTTTTTGAAAACCAAAGTATCTCATTAAAGGATTGTCTAACATTTGTGCAATTCCTTCATCATTAATTCTAATAACACCCTGCATCATATTTGGTCTATCTGCTACGTTTGGCGTAATAATTGTTCTTTGTATGTCAGAAAATACTGCGTTAGCTAATGCTCGTCTTGCCTCAATACCACCTCTACGACTTCCCCACGCATTTGTATTAGCTAATATTTGTTCTCCATTTTTTTCAAAAGGCATACTAGCTATAGTTTCTGCCATATTTTCATCAATACCAAAAGAGGCCAATCTTCTTTTACCCAATCTATCTAATTGACCTCCAGATAGTTTTATACAATCTTCCATAAATCTGTGCATACTTGTAAGACCTACAAATTCTTTAAGAATATGTGTCCACGGCGTTAGTCCATTTAACATAAAGAAAGCGTTTTGTGGTCGTTCTAGCCATTGTCCAATATATTTATCAAACCAACCTTGTTTATTTTTTCTGCTGTTTGTAATACCACCATCATACATAAATCTTCTCATATAGTTTTGAAGAGTCATTTCAGATACAGGTGCAAGATATTGTAAATCTTTAAGATTACTTTTTCGTAAGTTATCCATACCTTTTAAAAAAGGTTCTATATTACCTTTCATTATAGATCCAAACCCTTGTGTCATTATTGGTCTAGCTAATTCAGGTATAGCACTATATACAACTCTACCCATATACGCTAAAGATGCCCAATTCTTCATAGCTTGTGCAGAACGAACACCAAATGTAGTAGGATCGGCAGAATATAATGTGCCTAATATTTTATCTTTTTCATCTATAAAAGCATTAATAATTGCCGCTCTATCAGTATCTTTTACATTGTTTAATATTAAATCAATTTCTGTTCGTGTAAGAAAATCATTCATATGAGTATCACCAAATTTTTTTGCTAACTCTACTGCAGGTGCTACACGCTCTGAGTATGAACGAAGTAAAAAAGCGGCGTCTGTTTCAATAAAATCTAATACTTCTTTGTTAGGTATTTTTAAACTTCTTACTAATAATGGTCTTGCACCTACTTTATATCTACCATCAAGATCAAAACCATATCCTGCTATACCTTCACCATCTTGCCATCTAGCTTCATTCTCTGTAATTTGATTAAAATAAAATTCTACTTCTGCATCAACAATGCCTGAATGTGCATTTTGTCTATATACTATTCGTTCTGCTTCTGTCATAGCAAAACTATTCCGAATCTCAATATAACCTTCTCGTGAATGTGAGTCTGCTAATTGTTCTTCTATATGTCTACGAAGTATTTGTCTAAATTCATCTTCATTTTCTAATATAGCATCTCGTTTCCAAATTCTATGTAAATATGATTCATCTGCCCAATAAGGTCTATCTGATTGAAATACAACTTGTTGACTTGAATAAAACTCAGTTTCTGCTTTAAGTCGCTTAAACATAGTTTCTAGTCGTTTTACATTATCTTCGCCAAGTCTATCTATGTTTGCTTGTTGTATAACTAAATCTCCATCTGCATCAAGAGAACCTACTTCTCGTACTATGCGATTCATATGAAATTGTTTCTTTTTTATTAATTGTAAATAACTTTGATTATTTGCATACATTCCATTTTCAGCTAATTGGTCATCATAAAACTTTGTTATTTTTTTATATACACCTGCTGATCTTCTTAAATTTTCTAAAACTGCATCACTAACTTGATTAGTAAGAGATTCAGGATCAACAACATATCTACCTAATAATTCACTATATTGTTTAAAATCCATTTCGTCTGATACGCCTCTTGCATTTCTAGTAAATCTATCTTGTACATTATTTACAAATGCTTTTGCCGCCTTTGCCGTTTTTACTAATTCAGTTTTAAATATACCCATTTCTGCATCAGCACCTGTTAATGATAAAAAATTATTTTCTATTTCTCGCAACCCTGCAACAATTTCTGCATTATGCCTTGTGCCTACTGCAGTAACTACAGACTCAGGTGTTGCTTTAAATAAATCATTTATTTTATTAACTGTTGCATAATCACCACTTAACTCAATCATTTTAACTATTATTTCATTTGCTAGTTTTTGGTCTTGCACTTTTTTACCAACAGTATTTAGAACCATTGAAGCATTTGTCCAATTTGGTAGCATACCTAATAACTCATTAGTATCTGTAGTAGCTAAATAATATGATTCCACTTTAGTATCTTTTATAACAGCTTTGTTTAATCTTTTTTCATAATCTAGTGTAGATTCATCTCTAGCTTTTTTAAACTTAGGATATACAGCTTTGTAAATAGCTTTTTTAATATTATAATTTACCCAATCATTAGCCGATTTAAAGAAGTTATCACCTACTCTAATTCCTAATCGTTCTTGTAAATACTGCAAATGTTTTCTTGTAATAAATTGTCCTTTTGCAACTACAAAATCAACACTTACTTGTGGCGATCCATCAACTATTTGATAACTTGCTATTTCTGTATTTAACCTAAAATTATTACCTACAGCACTTGTAGCTTCAGCACGAGTTGTATCTTGTAATATTTTTGTTTGTCCTGTTTCACTTATATTACGTTCAACATCTTGTAATCGTAAACTAGCACTTCTAACTCTTGCTGTTCTTCTAGGATTTCTTCCACGAACTGTGCCATATGGTCGTACTCTAATATTTGCAGGATCTCTTCTATTTTTAATTATAACTCCGGGAGAGTTAGCTTTAAAATTAAATATTACCTCAACATCATCATAATTTATTCCATTGTCTATAGCATCTATAATTTGATTTGCATCTTCAACAGTTGCATTAATTGTTCTATCAGCTAATATTCTTCGTGCAACTTGTTCACCAAAAGTTTCAGTCATTCTTCCGTATATACCACCAAACAAACCACTTACACCAAATGCAAATCCAATATTACCAACACTCTCACCTACAGTAGATGTAGGATCAAGAGCAGAACGTACTACTTCTGTACCTGTAACTATTCCTGCACCTGCTCCACCTGCTTTAACTGCACCTCTAAAAAATCCTAATCCTTTTGCTAGTGGTATTGGTATTAATGTAGTTGGATCAAAAGCGGCGGCAACAAAACCCGGAAGCAATCTATCGCTATAATCTAATCTATCTTTAATTTCTATATTTTTGTCTATACGCTCTATTATAGCTTCCATATGTTTTCTATTACGAACATTAAAAAATGAACGTTTATAAGGTCTGTAGCGTGAAGGCACATCTCTATCAAAATCTATATCTTCTCGTGGTTCGTCTAAATATGATCTATCTTGGTTTAAATACATATCAAGTTCACCAAGATAACTTGTTGCCATATGGTCAGTTACATCTTGAAAAAATGTATTTCTGGTTCTCATAGGGCGTCTTGAACCTGTAAACTTTGGTTCAACTTTTTGAAACATATGTTTTTGCAACTCACTTTGTTGCTGTGGTTCTAATTGTAAATTATTTAATTTTTCAAATTTTTCCATATTATTTCATTAGTTCTGGACTTCTTACATTAAGTATATCTTCTAATCGTCTACGATATTCTTTGTCTTGCATACCTTTTCTTTTTAATTGCCCTTCAGTATATATCATTGATAAATCAAGTTTTCTTTTCATTTCTAAATTAGCAAACGGATATACTACAATTACTTCTTGTGTATTTTTATTTATTAATGGCTCTTTAAAACCATTAGAATTTTTAATTATAAGATAAGGAACTTTAGATATATCATTTAATGGTATAGTTTCATCACCTGCAAACATTAAACTAAGTCCATCAGAATCAACACCAAGACCTCTTTTTATAGCTTTCTTTCGTTCATCATCTGTTGCAAAATATCCATCATCTTTTACAACACTCATAACGTATTTTTTTATTTCATTATATCCATCTGGTATTCCTGCATTTTTCATAATTTGTTTATTAATAGGATAACGAACTGCAACACCTTTTTTGTCGTTTGCAAATTGACTATTACTTACTTGTATATCACTTACGCCATAATAATTTTGCGACATACTATCAAATCGTTTTTCAAAATAATCTTTAGCGTGGCTTGCTTTATAACCATCTATTCCTGCATTTACTTTAAATCCTGCGTGTAATAAATTAATTTCCATTTCTGGTGGTTCTGCTCCAAATTTATCTTTAAATTTACTTCGTATTACATTTAATATATCTCGGACAGGATCTGTACCATCTGTAGTTTGTAAACCTACTGCTTGTTGTTTTTGTGCTATTTCTACATTAAATTCTTCAGCACGAAGTCTATTTCTTGTTTCTTCTGTTATTGTTCCAAATAATGCTTTATCTCTTATCATTTGATTTAATAAATATTCTGCATCTCGCAAATCTCCTCTTGGGTTATGACCAAAAAACATAAAGTCAGGTCTACCATATTTAGGTCTATCAAGCACACCTTGTATATAATCTAAAACGCCACCTGCTTTTTGTGTATTATTTAATAATATTTTCATTTGATTTTTTAACATAGTACCTAGTTCTGCTGTATTATGCTCTCCTAATCTACTTAATGCTATAACTGTTTTAGCTATATCTACACCCCGATTTAAATCTGCACCTAAATAAAAACGAGCATTTGGATCACCTGAATATGTTTGTACAAATTTATCCCCGTTAGTTGGACTATCTAATATGTCTTTAGCTATCTCTGATTTTGCAGGATTCCACAGATTACCATTAGTTTCGCCTTGTACTGCTTGTGATAAATTTTGTTCAAAACTAGCTTCTGAACCCATTTTGTTAAAACCTGTTATTTTTGCAGTTAAAGCATCATTAATAATATTTTGTCCTGCTGTGCTTAATTTACCAACAGAATCAACCAAAGTTTTATTATCTAACATTACAGTATTGCCATCTTTATCTGTTATAGGCACTTGTGCATAAACACCATCTAATAAATATTTTATGTTTTCTGCATTAGTTTGTAGTCTTGCAATACCTACAGATGTTTCATCAACCATATCTACAGGATCTAAATATTTACTCATAGCTTTAGTAAATGCACTTAAATCTTGATATGATTGTTTTACAACCTTACCTTCTATTCGTGCTGTTTCTGATAACGGAGAATACAAATCTACAATTTGATTTATTTCTGCTATTTCTCCTTCTATTGACAAACCTGTTGTTACTTTAGATTGAATTGTGTTTTGTATTCTTTTTAAATCTTCTGTGTAAGATAAATCATTTTGAGCATCTGTTTGTCTGTTAAGAGCATATTGTACATCTTTTTCACCACCTACAGTTAATCTGTTAATAGTAGGTAGTATAAGATTAAATAATTCATCACCGGTTTCTTTTCTTATTTGATCAGATATAACATCTACAAATGGTTTAATTTCATCTGATGAACCTTGGTTAGCTAGAATAGATGCTTTTTTTTCATCTATTAATTGTGCTAAATCAGTTTGTATTTCATTTTTTACACGAAACACATACAGTTCATTTTGTTTTTCTTGTTTTTCTGGATTCCACCATATATTAAGTGGTTTAGGAATATTAAATTTTGTGGTAGTTACTTCTTTTCCATTTTTGTCATATGACACAATTTTGTCAGTAGTTATCTTAAATTCTTTATTATAGTTGTCTGCATATACATCATCTACTGCTAACTGCAAATCTTTAAAACCTTGACTGAGTTGTTGTGTTGCCTCTGCCCAAGCATCAGCAGTTAGACCTGCCTGTCTTGCCGCTTCTTTTGCACCTTTTGGCTCAACAACACCAAGTGTGTTTACTAAATTAGTTGTTAATCTTTCTCTTCGTACTGCCATATTATTATCTAAGTAAAGAAATTACCCTTTGCACCTTGTGCCGCTCTTACTAAATCACCACCTGCACTTGCAAGATTACCATACATTCCATACCTTGCCGCCGTTTGTCTTGCTTGAAAACCAGATGCTGAAGCCTGTGCCGCCATACTTGTTTGCTGTGCCGCCCTTTGTGAAGAAACTACATCTGCAAGTCCGTTAACTTGTAATCTGCGAATATCTTGTTTTACTGTTTTTTTACTAGCTTTAAAAAAAGCACCAAAACTTGGTGAGTCTAAATCTATATTACCTGCCGCTAAAGCAACTTTATTAGATTTCATATTTCTAAGATAATCTCGTTTTCTGTCATTAATTTTTTGTTGCATAGCTAACATAGCTTGTTTTGCATTTTCTTCTTCTTGGCGTCTTTGCATTTCATAAGCCATCTGCTCATAGTTTTGTTGTTGTCTTAAATTCTTTTGTTGTTGAAAATATCCAACTACACTAAACGCTGTACTAATTGCACTAAAGACTGCTCCAACTGCATTACACATTAAAACATTACCTCTGTTGTTATTGCTAAAATTCTAAATGGTACAGGTACAGTTTGTGTAATTTGTACATTTGGCGTTTGTGTATAGCCAAGTGTATGTACATCTTTTTTTCCTGTATATCCTACCATTTGTAATCCATTATCATTAAGTAATAAGTCATTTCCATTGATTTGTAAATTATATGTTTTAGATAATTCTAACACAGTTTTACCTATTTTTCTTGGATATCCATATGTTGAGCCTAGTCCTCTTATTGCTGTAGCAGAATCAACGGGCAATGTTTCTATATCTACTGTGTAATTTAATCCTATATCACAAGCAGATGCAGGTAATTGAAAATTTGCTACTCCATTAGTATCTACTGTTGCTGAACCATAATATCTTATATCGTCATCTTCTGAAGAACCTGATGTTGCGTGAACTATTTTTCCTCGTAAATCTGGATCTGCATTAAGTCCGGTAAATACTCTACTTGTTGTAAATTCAACAACAGCATTATCTGAAGCAGAAACATTAACATCTACAATAATAATATATTCTCCTGATGTACCTGTACTATTAACACTTTGTATTGTACACGCTATAGAATTTACTGTAAATTTTTCTCCTGTTGTTGGAGCGTTTGTAAAACCATCAACTACTAATTGTTTTGTAGTTGTTACTGCACCATTTATTTTTGGTGCTCCGTGTGGTTGATATGAACCAGAAAGAACTTTTGTTATTGAGCAATCAGTAGGTATAGCAAATTGTGAATTAGATACTTGTTCTAAATAATATTTTGTAGCACCATTAACTGTTCGTTTCGTTACAATATATAAAAAGTTAGTTAAACCTGTAGCAGAAATGTATGTTCCATCTGTTTCCCATATTGTCCATCCTGCTAATTTTTCTTGTCGTTGTGCTGAAAATACAGCAAGTGTGCCATCTCCATTTATAAACATCATAAACTGTTCTGTTCTTTTACCACTAGCTTTAAGTATTGCAGAGTCTTGTGGATTATTAATAGCGTGTGGAGAAATAAATGTTAAAACTGTTGGTACATAATCTTCTGTTGCTGTATTGTAAAAAAACTCTCTTACTGTTTTACCATTTGGTTGTACAAAAATTGCCGCACCATCAAATAATCTTGGCATACATACTTGCGTACAACCTAAATTAGATTGTCGTTCTATTCGTAAATCAGTAGGCGTTAGTGGTTTTCCAACTTGTGGTTTTAAATAAAATTCACCTGTAGCTGTAAATATTTCTAAATGTTTACCGGCTACAATATGTCTTATTTCATTAATTTGATCGGATGAAATAGATATTTGAATACTATCTGTATCTTCTGCTTCACCTACATCAAAGTTAAAAAATTCAGAAGTTTTACTACCTGCTATAAAATCTGCTATTGCTCCACCTGCAAAAAACAATCTTTGTTGATGAAACTTGCAGGTATTTGGATAACCATTGTATGCACTATAAACTTGTTCATCCCATTGTCTTGTCGGTGGGTGTCCAATAATTCTCATATTTGTACCCCCACCATCTGCTGAATCTCCTCCTGTATCAGAACTACTTGCTGTATAAGTATATCTATCGTCATCTAATACAGTAATAGTAAATGTGCCATTCAAATTACCTGCCGCTAATCCATTACCATCTTCATTTAATATAGACTCTGCACCTTCTACAGTAATACTTGCACCCGTTGCAAAGCCGTGTGCAGGATGCAATACTGTAACTGTACCACTACCTTCTTCACTTTTTAAAGGATCATCATCTAATTCTATTCTTACATTTTTTTTTAATGTTCCTGTTGCCGTAGTAGCATTTGTATATGCTGTTATTTCTATTTCAGATCCGTGATACCTTATCCGTGTTCCTACCATACCGGACTCAAAATAGTCAGCACTTGTTGTTAATGTTACACCTGTTCCTGCAGTTGCGGTACTTATATCTAAAGTAATTTCATCATCTGCAAATTTAAAATATGGTTGATATACTTCATCATTATTTGTACTTGTTTTAAACGCAAATGCTGACAGAGTAAATGTAGTTGCACTTGTTCTTTTAATAATTTGAGGCACAAATGTTTTGTGTGTAACAATCATAGTATCAGCTTGTTGTGTAAATGTAAGTTCGTACAATATACTTGTTGTCCAAGAACAACCTGTAAAACTTTGTAACAATGTACCATTTGAAGAAAAGATTTTAAGTTTTGTATTTTGAAAAGCTATTAAATATTCTTGATTTTCACTAAATATAAAATGTTCTAACCTAGTTTCTTCACCAAGATCGTATCTAAATACTGTACCCTGCCTTCTTTCTACAGGGCCTTGGTTTAAACAAAAAACATTTCTAGCTTTTTTTAATGATTGTTGATAAGCATCAATATCTGTACGGGTAATAAATGTTTCATCTACTTCACCTCGAGTAAAACTATTTTGATGAGTTCTTTGTATAGCCATAAAACATTCTAACTCTCTGGTACAACTGCTGTTATACCACTAGCGGTTGCTCTATTACGTACTTCTATTAATAAACTTGTATTTAACTTTCTGCTAGTTTGTGTTTGTGATTCCATACTACGAGCAACAACTAATTGCTGTCTTGCTCTTTTTTCATATAATAAAGATAATTGATCATTTCTAGCTATAGCACCTGCAAATAAACTTGCTAATTCAAAAACTAATGCTTGTGTAAAATAATCTGGAAATTCTGATTCGTGTGGTTGATATGTATAATGACATACTACTGTGTCATTAGTACCTGTATTTGTAAACAATTCTTCACCATATCTATCATATTTAATTACATTATCAGATACTGTTACTGTATGTATCAAAATAACATCATTAGGTATTTGATATGCTGAATCCCATTTATCTAAAGGATCTGTTGCAAGTTTTGTAAGTTGTGCTTGTTTTGAGGCAAATCTCCATCTTGCTTTAGTAAGCATTGCTCTTAATGTTGTTTCATATAATTGATTAGCTACTTTACTTTCAACTGTATTGTCAGTAAATGATGCTATTAAATTTGCACCTATTAAGACTAATCCCTGATTACATATATCTATTTTACTTGTCATAATTTAAATATCGGGGGAGTTTCCTCCCCCAATACCTTATGTACCATTAATACAAGTAACTGTAGCCGCCGCTGTTGCACTTGATACAACAAGGACATCTACTGTTCTTGTGCCACCTGTAGACCCAACAGTAATGATTACATCATTCTGATGAAGTTGATTGGTAGCATTGTTAAAATATCCAGATCCTGCAATAGTACCTACAGCATCTGCAGAGTTGTAGAGATAAACATTCTGATCTCCACCACCTGCAATCTTTTTTAAGTTTGCTTGAGTAAAAGCCATTAGTTTTCTCCTATTCTGTTATTTGACATTCTATAGCACCATCATTGTCAATCATCACAGCACCCATAGACATATATGAAGTGATTAGATTACTGACCTTTTCAGGAATATAGTTTACTTCAGTTCTGATATCAGCACCCATAGCAAGACCAACTGATGATCTATGCCACGCATGACAATCTCTTGTAGTACCAGAAAGTGATAATCCAGAGAATGAGAACCATAAAAATCCTAACCATCTCTTAGCCGTCATACCACCTGCATATGGTAATTCTTTTTCACCAATATACTCTGCTCTTGAAAACTGATCTATTTGTAATAAATCAGCCCAACCTGCAGAAGATACAACAAAGTATCTCTGACCATCATCAGGCACATCTGCTTCACCAAATGCTTCGTAAACTGTAAGGGCTTTAGCAAGTGTTAATGCCGCAGACCCGTGTGCTACGTTGTTACTATTAGACCCTGCATCAAGTACATCAACAATAAGTTGATCTGTTTTTCTACCTAATGCCGCCGCCGCTGATTGAGAAAGCACTTGTCTTTCATCAATGTTAGTTTTCAACTCATCTAATCTATCAACATAATCTGCCGCATAGTAATCAGATAGAGTTACGTCAACTGTATTGTGCGTGATTTCCATAGTTGGAACATTAGCGTGTCTTGACTTTTCAGTCGCAGACCCTTTGCCCACTTTCTGGAATCTCGCTTGGTTGCCTTTTACATTATTAAGCTGTCTTACTGTATTTCTCAGTTTAGAACCCATACGTTGGTATGCCATATGTACTTCAGATTCAAACTGCTTAATAAAGGCAGTAGTAATGGAAGTTGCCATTCCTATCTCCTAGTTAGTTAATATTACAGTTTATGAATTGTCCGTAGAATTCTGATTAAGGGTTCTCCAACGTGGGCCACACACATCATCTATGGGTTCACCATTAAAACCTTTCGGTTCTAAATAAAAATACTTCATTTTTACGTTTTTGACAAGTACCTCTTGTTTATCTACTGTAAAACCCATATATTCTACCCATCTTAATGTCTTTTTTTGTTCAGCAGTAGCAAAATTACACAAGAATTTGTAATGACTTGCTACATATTCAAATACTCTTTTTTGATTTTTAAGATAATGCCAAGACTTAAAAGGTTCATCAGTAGATAACCACCAAGCGGCGGCTTTTTCTGGTGTTTTATAATATGGACAACAACCAAACATTGCTACTACATTATGATTCTTATCGTAAACTGAAAAAGTAAATGTATTAGGTCTGTTTGCACGAAACGGATAGAGCAATGACCACAATGGATCACGACCTGTAACAGCTAATTCATATTTATCTAGTTGTCTTAGTTTAGGTGCAAGTTCAAAACAATCATCTGGGATTGCTATGTCCATATACATTATCTATATAACCTAGCAAAAGCATCATCTACTCTTTTAACAAAAGATTCATCTCTTTCTCTTGGATCAAAATATCTTGGATCTTTCATCATAGACCTTACATCTTCTAATGATAATTTATTAACAGGTTCTGTCTGTACAGATGATTCAATATTTTGACGTTGCATTGCCATTATTCTTTCTATAACTTCTATACCTTCTGCCGTTTGACCAAGTGTGCCTGAAATAAGATCAGATTGGTCTGGTGAAAAAGCTGTTGACACAAAACTATCTATTGCATCTAATCTTGCGTTTGCGTTTTCTCCAAGTTTTTGTACTTCTGCATCATAATCAGGAACAGAATTTAAAAAATTATCTACATATTTATTTACACCATCTTCATACATTTCTTGTGTATAGGCATTTTCAGAACAATGTTTATTCCACCAATCAAACATTGGATTTTCTACTACCATTGTTTCTGTAACACCATCAGGTAATGGTGGAAGAGTGTATTCTTCGGGTGCTTCACCTATAGCTTCTTCAGATAATTCGTTAATAATTTCATCTCTAAGTTCATCTTTTTTTCCTCCAACAAACTTTTCTAACTCAGTATATCCTTTCTCTAATTCTTCTTGTGAATTAAATTTACCTAGGATAGGGGGTTCTGTATAATCTTTTTCTTCAGATGTTTCACGTGGAACATTTTGCTCTTCTACAATAGGTTGTGTTTCTTCAGCTTTAGGTTCTGCTTGTGGTTGTGTTTCTTCAGCTTGTGTATTTTCATTTTCATCTGACATCTTTTTTCTCCTGTACTATTCGTTGACTTCTGCCTTTATTGACACGCCGTTGTATTAACCCAACTATATATCGTTGTCCTTCTAAGTGTCTTAATGCAGAGTCTGATATTTCTGAACCTGCAACGGACTCAATAGTAATTTGTTTTAGATATCTTAGTATTTCTTGTGCATTTTCTTGTTTAAATACACTTTCAAAAAGAGTATTCAACAGTTGTTCCTGTTGTGTATCTCGTTCAAAGTTATCTAATCCCAATATACGATTAGGCTTTGTTTGTTTCATACTACATTTATATACATTAATTTATAAGAAATCAACTATAGACTTTTTGAGTTGCTTCAAGAACATCTTTTGGTGCCATTCCTGCCTGTTGTCCTGTCTGCATTATTTGTCCTATTTGTTGAGCAGCTTCTTGCATTTCTTCATCTGATCTAATTAATTCTTCAGGAACTCCAAGTTTTTTAGCTACAAACTTAGCTAATTCTTGTTGTTTTATAAGTACATTAGATAACTGTGGGCCAAGTCTTGCTTGTAATAAAGCAACAAATCTATCTATAGTTGCAATATCTTGTTGATTCTGTGCTTGTGCTAGTGGGGATGATGATTTAACTTTTATTTCTCTACCATTTATTACAGGTATTTTAATTCTGCCTTGTTTTTTTAATATATATACAACTCTTTGAAGTACAGGTGTTACTAATTCTGCTTGTAATCTACCAAACGCCGCACCTATTTGACGAGAAAGGTCAGCCATTCTTTCTGCTACTTCTGTAGCTGACATAGGGGTTTTTTCATTTGGTGTTCCTAACATATCATTATACAATGCTTTTTTAATATTTGTTCTCATATCTTTTACTACTAAATCAGATACTTGAAAATTACCTGCAGGTTGTACAGGTGTCAAACCACTACTACCAACTGCTTTTGGAATAATTGTTCCGGGAATTAGTTGTATATTATCAACATTTATAACACCATCATCTTCAACTTGATACATACCAGAAATTGCCATTTGTGCATTTTCAAGTATTAGTTCAATTACCAAGTTTGCTGTTTTAATTGCAGGTAAAGCTAGTTGTAGTGGGCCTCTACCATATACTTCTCCTGCACATTTACTCCATCTATATACAATAAATGGATTTGATCCAACACCCTTAAATGTATCTTCAAATAATTCAGCTTGATACATTTCAGAAATTACACAAAATTTATATATTTCGTTTTTTGTATCATCATAATCTCTATAAACAACTTCAATGACTTTACAATCTTTCTCTGGATTGTTCATCATATCTTCTTTCATACGTTCAGGTAATACTGCTTTTGGATAAGCAACAAGTAATTGTTTATGTTTTATTAATCTTTCTCTAAATACGTGATCAATTTTATCATCATAACCTGCATCTAATAATACTTGTGGTAATGGAATAGATTTAAATCTAACAGGTTGAATAGCATCACCTTCTTCAACAAGCAATACTCCTGTGCCTACAGCACAATCTAAAAAGGTTTCGTGTACTTCTTGAGAAAAATTAGAGTTTTGTAATACTTCAAAAACATACTCTGTTACAGTATCTAATACTTCATTAACATCTTTTTGATCTTCTTTAGGTATTTCAGAACCTGCAACAAAGTCTGCCCATCTTGCATAGTTTGGCACTATGCCAGACTGTAAACGAGATGCAAATTCTTGTACTCCAACTACAGCAGTTTCATCAAATATTCTTTCACTTCTTCTTTTTGCTATACTTTCTGAATAAAACGATTCTCTTTGTGGAAGAGCATATTCATAACAATCTTCAAACACAGGATTCCATTGATCCTTAATTGCTTTAGCTTTTCTATATCTAGCCAATACTTGATTAACCTTTGAAGCAGATAAATCTACTGCAACCTGTGGTTTAACATCTACGACCATTTATACTCCAAGAGTATTTTTAGTTTGCAACTCACCAGACACCATAAATCCTTGTCCTCCTTTTCTACCAGAGAGCAATGATCTTCTACCCCTTTTCCCTGACAATGCGGCAACACTTTCTTGATATTGCTCATCTTTTAATTTTGCTTTTTCAGCAAGTTCGTTTTGACGAGCTTCTATTCTTTGTTGACGCAATGTTTTTTCATAAGGACTAGGTGGTGGTGGTGGTGGTGGGCTGTATCCGCCTCCGCCTCCGCACATAGTTTACCTCCTTCTTTCATAGATATCTCTAGGTTTTCCACTAAAAACATCAAAATTACGTTTCGCTATTATAGGTTTACTATATTTCGTGCCAATCGTCAACGACCTACCTTCACCTGCACCTAATAATAAATATTGAAGTGCATCGTGAATATGTGAAAATCTGTTTTTATTTGGGCGTTCATCATAGCGTTCACCTGATACTTGAAGTCGTCTATAATGATAACCACCTGCAAATCCTCTAATTAAATTAATACAACTTTTATCTATAAGAATACCAGATTCACCATCTACCATTCTTGTTAATGTAGCATTTACACTTTCTAATCTTATTAAAACATCATTACTTGGTGCGGGTCGGGCAGTTATACCTTTACCTCTTAATATTTGAAAAGGTGTGTTTTCATCTGTTTGCACTCTATGATCACCGGCAGGATCGCCAAATATATAAAATGGTCTAGGGTGATACTTTGCCATAGATTGTTTCATTAAGTCAGAAAACTTTACTATACCCATATCTTCAGCTACAAGTTCTTCTAATACTATCCATCTTGTTCTTATTTTTTGTGCAAATACACAGGCGGGAGTTAATCCAAAATCTATACCCATATAGATTGGTAAGGATTCGGCAATAGCTAATTCACCTTTAGCTACGTGTACATCTTGTCTAAATGCTTCATAAACAGGTTTGCCATCTTCTACCTGCCCAAGTTTATTTAATACATATACATCTATCCACGATTTTGTTTTTCCTCTAATTATATTTCTATAATAATTTTGTGTAAGGTTGTTTTGATTCTCAGATTGATTATAATTTTTATATTCAACCACCTGATTGTTTTTATCTTTAACTTCCTCCATAGCAGGTGGTTGATTAAAAAATTTCCAGTTATCTGGTTTAATCAGCATCTTTGCTTCTTGTTTACTAATATAGTCAGGTATAATAGTTTCACCTGCCATTATTGCCCACCAATGATCGGTATCTGGTGGGTTGGTATCGCAAACGACACCATACCATGTTGGGCCACCATCACGCATAGATGGAAAACGACCAACACGCATAGAACAAGCATCAACGATACTTTTAGGAATCTCTCGTGCCTCATTTATCCATACCCCCGTTAATTCAAGAGATAACAGTTTCTTTACATCTTCTGGTCTATCAAGAGCCAAAAAGATTACCTCACAGTCAATATCTCCCTTTTTTAGTTTATGTGTGTAAGGTACACTCCAAGTAAAACCACCCCAATCTTCTTCGGGAAACCAATCTAGCCAAGTCTTAATTGTGGTTGTTTTAAGCTGTGGATTTGTGTTACGAATAACTGCCCAACGGGATTTACGTATTCCTTCTTCATTTGGTTTTTGTGATATGGCTCGTTTTATTATTTCAATACAACAAGCAACAGATTTACCACTTCCTACAGGGCCACGTATTCCTCTGAAGAAAGTATCATTTTTAAGAAATTCTTTTAGTACCTGTCCATCAGGTTTATAATTTAGTGATGCCATAATTAACCGCTAGTTCATATAATTTTTCTCTAGCTTGTTCAGATAGAGATTCTATAATTCTATCAGCTTCGTGGTTTGTTACCATCTCTTTTGGATAATGTTTCATATGTTGTGATTTAACAACAGTACGTAGTGTGTCTATTTCTCTTATTGAATACTTTGTAAATATTGTCATTATGCTCTATATTGTTTTGTTTTTTGTGCTATTCTTTTTGGTTGTTTGCTGAACTGTTTTCCACTAGCTTTGTCTTTACGTTTCTTAGCTGACGTTTGTGCATATTCTTTCGCTGATAAACTTTTAATAGCTTTGGATGGTAAATAACGCTCTCCTGTTTCTGAAGATTTTTTTCCTGACTTTGTACGCCATTTTTGTTTAGACCATTTAGCTAATGAGTTGTTTGATTTTTTTGCACCACTATATCCACCTCCTGCTTTTTTGTATGCTTTGACAGCCGCTTGTGCTTTTCTGCCCGACCATTGACCGGCGGCAGTTCCGTGTGATGCTTGTGCTTTAATTCGTGCAACAATTCTTTTCCATAGTGAGGGATTTTTTTTAGTAGCTGATGTCATTTCTTGGCTCTATTTATACTAGCTGTTGTTACTCTAATATTTCTTTTTTTGTTATTTCTAGGATTACCATCTTTATGATCAATATCTTTACCATCTTTTTTATTTACTTTTTTCAAGCGTAAGAATAATCGTCTTAATTTATTACGAGAGGCACGATCTTTTTTTGACGAAGAGGATGATTGGAATTTGTCATATTCTTTTCTATAATCTCTTTTATTCGTCATTACTGTTCATTATATGTTGTTTTGCCATTTCATATGCTTTTTCTTTAGAATGACCTTTAATCATTTTATATTCTGCATAGTCTTTTATTTGTTTCATTCTATGTAATTCAAGATCAGCTTTATATGTGCGAACCATTGCTTCTGCAACTTTTTCACTTCTTTTTTGAACTTTATTCATATTTAATCAAACCTTTTATCTCTACTACTAGTAGCTATTATTTTTCTTATTTGTTGTTGATATGCTTTAAGAGTAGCTTTTTTTTGTTCAAGAGTTTTGTCTTTAAATCTTAATTTATTAGATACCTTACTTGCTAAAGTTCGTAACTGTTCAAGGTCAACTTCATCACTAAACTTTTTGCTTTTCTTCATATATTCTTTTATTCGCAAATCCATCATTTTTTTTATCTCTAAAGGATTTTTACCTTTTTTCAACATATTATCAACAAACAATCTTTGTTTTTCAAATTGTTTATTTTTAAGATTCATTGCCATATCTTTTTTTACTGATTCTAATAAACCACCGGGTTTTGGCCCTTGTTTGTTTCCTGCTTTTTTAACATTACCTGCTCGTTTTACATCTCTTGATTTAGGATTCATAAATGATTTATAGTTTCTATCTAATTTAGCGGCATCATATGCTTTTGGATTTGCTTTTCTTGCACCTTTTTCTGCATTGTGTATATTTCTCATTATCATTTTTAATTTAGCAGGAACTTCGTTTAAGTCGTAGAATCCTTCTCGTTTTGATCTACCTTTAACACCTTGTACTCTGGCAGTTTTTTTTGTGACTATTTGTTTAGCTTCTTTTTTGTATGCTTCCATAAAACGACCTCGCATTCTTATCCAATCTAGTCCTTCTTTTTCTGCCATTTGTTTTGCATTTTCCATAAACTGATTTGGCTTACCTCGTACAGTTTGGTCATAAATTCTATCTTGTCGTGTTTGTGCGGCTGATGATGATTTATCTTGTTTTTTTAAATCAGATTTTGTTTCTTGGCTTCGTTCTATTTTATTTAGTTTTCTTCTTTCTGCTTCAGCCGATTCTTCTTTTTTACGTTTGTTTTGAACATTTGTTGTTTTATCTTTTTGTTTAAATTTATTTACTGCTCCTTCTTTTTTAAAATCTTTTTTTTCTTCAGTTTTTTTTTTTGTTTTTTTTTTGGTTGTTGTTTTTGGTTTTGGAGAAGTTTTTTTATCTACATCATCTATTTTCTGTTTAAATTTTTTTGCACCTTCTTTAGCTTTTTGATAGCCACCTCCTGCTTTTTTAGTAAAGTATCTAAAGGCTTTGCCTAAAAATTCTGGACTACCTTTTACCGCTTCAGTTAATTTTTTTCTAAACTTGCTCTTTCCAATCATACCACTAACCTTTGAAGCCGCTTTAAGACCAAGATAGGTTGTACCTGCTCCTATAGGGATTGCTCCTATAAACTGAGCAGGATTCTCTTTTGCCCATTTAAAAAACGCCGGTAATTCTTGTTGTCCTTTTTGCATAGACCTTGCACGACTCTTACCAAGTTTTCTTTCCATTTGCTCTCGTTTAAGCAATATTTTACGATTGATAGCTTCTTTTTCACTTTTATCAAAGACACTTCTATCGCCAATAGCAGGTTTATTTTCTGATTGTTTTTCTTTTGTTTTAACTTTGTTCTCAGGTTTTTTTACTACTTCTTGTTTTTTCTTTTCCTGTTTATTTACTTTATCTTCAGTTTTATTTTGTGCTGATGTACTTATATCTGTTCTATTTATTGGTGTATTATATAGATTGTTGTCTGTAGTTGTTACAGTTTTATCACCTACTCTCTTAACATTGACTTTAGACTTTGTGCCTTTTTCTTGCATTTTTTTACGAAGATAGGCACGATATGCACCCATATTGGCACGAGCCGTAAAGTTTGTAGGATTACGCCTTAGTTCTTTTCTTCTATCTTGAGGTGAGTACGCCATATTATCCTTTTTTCTTTTTTAACATAATAATTCTTCTTTGTACACTTTTAGGCAAATCTTTAAAATGAAATAATTTTTTACTAGAAGATGTATGTGTCTTTCCAGAATGAAGATCCCCATTAGGCATCTTATGTGAACCACCTGTATGAACTTTACCATCTTTGGTATAATGTTTAACACCTTTCATTAGTAATTCTTTTTCTTTTTCTTTTTTTTTATTGGCTTTGGCATTTTATATCCGGGCATTTTATTTTCCTTTCTTTTTTTTATTTTTTAATCGTATTGACATTGCTTTAGCTTTTTGCCGTGCATCTTGTTTACTTGATGCTCCCCACGCTCTTAATGACAAAAGTAAACGAGTTGGTCTACCTTTGCTATCCTTTTCGGGGCCGGGCATATTTCCCATCCTAGCTAAAAAGGATGCACGTCTAGGATTATCTCCAGACTTTACCGGTGCTTTTAATGTGCCGCCTTTATAAGAAGCACGACCTTTTGCATTTAAACCACCTTTGGGATTCTTTCCTTCTTTACGTGTCCAAGCCGGTGTACTAGGCATTAGAACACCACATAAAGAATTACTGATACTACTATATATGTGATCATTTCTTTTTTCTCTTTTTGGCTGTTTTTTTAGCTAATCTTTTTTTTCTAGCTACTTCTATTTCTGTATCTGATGTTTTCCATAAACCATCAAACCACGACTTGGATTTATCTACTTTACCATATTTATCTGTATAACGTGTTGGCTTTAATGCTTTCTCTCCAGATGTTTTTGGATTTCTAGTTACAAAATATCCACCAAGTGATTTAAGTTGTTTTGCACCCGTAAAAGGATTTACATTCTTTGCTAAAATCATACCACCAAATTTTCTAACAGACTTTTTCTGAAACTTTTTATTTGTCATAACCGAACCTTAACAGAAATAAAAAAAAATTGCAACGAACCTTGAAAGACTTTAATGAGTGAGTAGGACTATGTGTTAGGGTCACATATCACTTTTTAAGACCCCTACCTTACTTTAGGTCTATGTTGATGCGGAAATCACCCTTGACCATATGTTGGTGCTTGTCTGGTGCTTTAAATCCTGCCCTGTCAAGTATATCCTTACTAGCTTCTAGCTGTACGTACTCTGATTTAGCACCAGTACATAGGTCAAGCAACCTAGATTGAGCCTTGACAGCACTCATACCCAAGTTGTGAGTAATCTGTTCAAACATATACTTCTGTACCTCTGGATTCCGTAGCATACGACTTGCACTTACTCTGGAACTATTCCCCTTGTATCCTGCGACTTTGGATGCTTCTGTAATCGTACATCCTGTTGCTACTAGCGTATCTACTAACTTCTTTGCTCTTGGAGTAATCTTGTTGTCTTTTATTGCAACGGACATACTCTTCATATATCAGCAACTGTTAAAAAAGTCAACATACCTGTTCTTCACTGATGAAGAACCAAATCACCTCACAGGGGTGAGATACTGCTGATGCTTCAGCAGTATGTGACAAAGCTAATTGATAAGTCCAGAAATATCATAGAAACAGGCCCTGCCAAAGTAGGCAGGGTTTTTGGGTATCAACTGGATCTCCAATAAAGACTCGCTTGGCAATTCATTCTTTTGGGCAATCCCAAAGTAGGGATTGCACTTTATTATTCAATTGCACAGACTCCTAGACTTTTTTGTCGGGGCTTCGGGAAAGCCCCTAGATTCAGTTGATACCCAAAAATTTCTATGATATTTCGTTCCCGAATTATGAAATATAATGGTGATGTTATGTTAGCGTTATGTTTCGTAATATTAACACTCATAAATAGGAGAAAATATAATGAGTAAATCTACAAAACAACAACCTGTCCAACAAGGTAAATACATTGAAACTTCAGTATATGTACCTATGAAGGATACTATGTTACAACTTGCCGATTCAGGTTACCTTGATGACGTAGCATTTCAAACTTCATCTGTACCTTTTCTTGGTATATACAAAGACCTTACTGCTTTAGATGAACACTTCTATGGTGGTTACTTCTTATCCAATTCCATTATGGAAAAGGTTGCAGATGAATTGACAAGACAACTTAAATACAATGTCAAAAGGATGCTTGAAATCAATGATGATATTGCACTTGATGATGTATGGTCATCACATCTTGATGGTAAAGATTTAAATCAGATGTTTGGTAATCCTAACTCTCTTGCAGATGCAATGAAGGATTATCGTGACCCAGATGTAACTCTTCGTAGAGAACAAGAAAGAATGTTGTCCATTACATCTATTTATCACATCTATATGGCTCTTGTTGATATACTTGAATGCATTGCCAAAGTAAATAATGGCAATGAATACAAGCCATATGAACCTAAAACTACTGCAAAGAAAAAGAAATCTTTTAAAGATACAAGGGATTTCTCTTAGGTTTCCTTCCGACGATAAGGGTAGAACACAAGTTCTACCTTTATTGTTGCTAGTCCTCTGATGATTCAGGTAACTGCTAAAGCAGTTGCTGAAACATTATATTTGATTTCAGGTAACTGCTAAAGCAGTTGCTGAAAACACCCACAACACACATACGTTGTGGGGGAGATTCGTACTAAAATCAAATCACTATCATCAGATGTCTATGTGTATCTACAAGACTTCATAGATAAAGCGTGGTACAATTCCACGACTGTGAAGTCCTGTAGTTGCATAGCCCGACTAGTTGCTATAAAACTGACTAGCAATGTGCAACTATGTCAAGACTAAATAGGTTTGAATCCTATGCTTGGCACAAGGTTTTGTAGCTTGTACCTTGTAGACGGACTGTGATACTTACAGTTGATCAGGTTAGTTATGCCGTTGGTGACAAAAACAAGTTACACTTTTATTAGACTAAAAACAAAGGAGTATATTATGTCTAAATTTTTAAAAGAAGATTCACGCCAACATCATTATGAAACTATTGTGCGTGAAGAACACGTCAAAGAAATCAATCGGATCAATACATTCCGAGAGATGTCTAATGAATATCAAGAAAAAATATCTGACTTGTATTCCAAAGATAAATTATCACACAACAAATTTGGTGTGGCTATGCACCACTATGAAGAAATGAAGTTCTTGACACAGCTTTGTTTATTGCAAATAGAAAACAATATGATCTCTGAAGAATATGTTGGTTATATGAAAGAGATTGCTGTAGCTGTAGACAAACTAGAAAGGATTGCAAATGGCTAAAGATATATTTCTTAAATTAAATTTACAACAAACAAACGATTTACTTTATTTGTTAAGTTATATGTATTTACAAGAAAGACAGCATTGGGAAGAAAGCGATAAACCACGTGATCATATTTATCATTCTCTCAGACGACTAAGCAAATTGTTTCCAATGAAAAAGGAGGTGAATATAATTGGCAATTGAAGCACTAGAACAACAGTACGAGTGGGAGTTGAATTCTGAACTTTACACTCTACAATACCTAATTAAGTGTGAGTATGAAATGCGAACTATACTAAAATGCACAGGTGCTATTGAAGTGGCTTTGCATAATTGTGAAGCGAAAGAGTTATCGCAAGATAATTTGACACGCATCACCACTTCTCTAACCATACTTAAAGAACAAGCTAAGGGGTTAGCTGAACTACTACGAAAGGAAAAGTATGACCTTTAGCTTAACATTAATCTAACCATAAACAAAGGAGTAAAAATGTTAGATGATATAAAACAAGACTACGAGTTTCCAACAGAAATGGTGGAACTTGAAGCACTAAACACGACAGGCCAGATTGGTAAAGACAATTACAAAGTACCTACTGATATGGCTAGAGCGTGTGTACGTACAGATACCGGACAGGTTCTGGGTATTCACGGCAGTAAATACAAACCTATCGCACACAAAGATGTTGTTGACAATGTAATGCAAGGTGTTGATAAAACAGGCATTACAGACTACAAAACAGATATCAAAATATTTGAAAATGGTGCAAAGATGCGAGGATCTGTAACATTTGAAAACCTTGTCATTGAACCACAAAAAGATGATATCATTAAGTTTCGTATCAACTTCTTCAATTCATATGATCAATCGTGGGCATTCTCTACAATTTGTGATGGCTTACGCTTGTGGTGTATGAATGGTTGCACAACACCTGTCAATGCTTCTACTTTGCGATTCAAACATACAACAAAAGTAAATATTCAAAGTATCAAAGAGCGTGTTTTAGCAGGATACCACTTCTTCAAAGACAGTGGTAAAGAATATTCTGAATGGGCAACTATCCGATTGAGTAATAATTCAGTTCAAAGGTTCTTAGAACAAACTGTAGCTAAAACATTTAAGCGTTCATCTAACTCAATACCATTCAATATAACAAGAACAGAAACATTGCTTGAAGGTTTTGATCGTGAGAGTCGTTCATTAGGTAATACAAAGTGGGCGTTATACAATGCTCTTACATATTGGTCTACTCATACTGAAGGAGAGCGTGAACACGCTATTCGTAAGCGTAGAGAAGATGAAGTAGCTAAAGCACTAGGTTCTAAACAATGGCAAGAACTAGTTGCATAGTAGTATATTAATAGTATAATAATAGTACGAAAGGAATATATTATGCGAGAAGATCAAATCTTTGATGAAGTCGTAGCAAGACTTGGCGAATCTGAAACAATACAAGAATTTAGATTTGCTGTACGACCATTCAAACCAACCATATTATCATCACCACTATTTCCAAACGCATGGTGCAGAGTTGCAAAAGCATATAATAAGCACGACGAAACATTTAATGCTATAACAATGGAAATGTGGAATGAGTATTGGGATAAATATTTATAGAATCATATGCAAGGTTTTTTTTACTAAATTTATTGTACCTTGCAATGATATAGGTTTGGGCGTACCTATTTATGAGAAAACGCCCACCATTATGGGCAGTAGAGGGTTCGTCTCCGTTAACTACTGCCCACCATAAATCCATTAAAACAAAGGAGTATATTATGGATAAATATATTGTTGACTTAAAATTTGATCGCAAAACTTTAAAGTATGGTAAGTCGCCAAACACTTGTGAGTTTATTGATTTTCATTTAGATAATCCAAAAGTCTGGGAACTGTACCTACAATTTGCATCTGATATGGTACATCACGGACACAAAAAATTATCAAGTGAAATGCTTATTAATCGTGTTCGTTGGGAAACAATGGTAAATACTACTGACAAACAATTCAAAATAAATAACAATCATAAACCTTATTATGCAAGACTCTTGCTCTCAACAAAAAGGTTTAAGAATACAAAGTTCCTTGAAGTTAGACAAAGCTGTGCAGATGACTTATCATATTCCGAATGTGAAATATTGATGAGTCCATATGTATAGAATTGCAGTCAAAGAATTACAAGAAAGACGGCAACACCTAGGATTATCTTCGCAAGAAGTTGCAGAAAAACTAGGTGTTTCCGATTCGTTAGTATCGCTTTGGGAATGTGGTAAAAAGCAACCAAGCAGCACTATGTTTTTTAATTGGATAACTGTGCTCGGCTTTAACTTTATTCTCAATGTACATCAATCTCAAATCCCAAAAACTTTTGAGCCAAGCTACGATACAAAGCGTTGGATTACAGAAGAATTTGGAGAAAGGTATAACTATGAGCAAGAACTTAAAATCTTTATCAACCATTATCGGGCAGGTGGAACACATAAATCAGATTGGCAATACGCTTTCCGATCTTGGCTATTGCGTTCCAAGAAATTCCAATCCAATACAACTCAAACCACCAAAGATACTCAAGAACGCCGTGAACGAATCAATAATGTCTTTGCTATTAGCAATCAAACAAAACAAAGTAGATAATTATGTAGCTACAGAACGAATCGCATTGCAACATCTTAATTTATTACGAGCATCATTATTAACCTGTCAGAAACTAATGTCACCTGCAGATCCTAAGTATATAGGCACGGCTATAGAAATGTGTGCCTCTACATTTGGGTGTGATGTACCTAATGAACTTGGTTTAAAAATATATAAAGACATATTAGCAAAGTATCCACAATGTATTATAGAAGAATACACAATAGAATTAATTAAGACTTACAAGTACAGGAGGTTGCCTGTACCTGCAGACTTTTTAAATATCTATGAACCACCATACGAACACGGGATGTTGTTCATAGAAAATACATATTTAAAAACAAGAAAGTTTGCAAACATAGTACAAAAGTGCTATAAAATAGATACGAAAGGAGTATAATATGCAACCAAAGAAAAAAGTAGAACGACCTAAAACACTTGGTGGTTCAGATGCTATACGCATTATGGAAGGTGATTGGCACACACTCTGGCTAGAAAAGACAGGGCGTCAAGAACCTGCCAACTTGGATCGGGTGTTACCTGTACAAATCGGCATTGTTACAGAACAATTAAACAAGCAATGGTTTGCACAGGAAACAGGACATAAACTATTATCAGCTAGTAATCAACACGAGTTCACAGATGGATTTCGCCACGCTAGTCTTGATGGAATGGTAAATGTTAGTGACAAAATTTGTGTCCTAGAGTGTAAGCATACCAATGCCAACAACACTTTAGAAAATGTTATACGAAAATATATGCCTCAGCTACAACATTATATGCAAGTTGCAATGATGGATAGAGCGTACCTCTCAGTAATTTTTGGTAATATGAGATACGAATGGTGTGAAATACAATATGACAATGAATACATAAAAATGCTTTACGAAATGGAAGATACCTTTTGGAAGCAACATATACTAGAAGACAAAGAACCAGAAAATATAAAAGCAGAAAAAATTATACAAGACTATACAAACAACATAAAAGTAAACGATATGATTCGTATTGATATGGAGAAGAACAATGAGTTTGTAGCTAATGCACATACTTGGCGTGAAACGAAAATACCATACGATCAACACCGAGCAGTTGGTAAGGTATTGAAAGAATTAATACCTGCCAACTGTCGTCTTGCTGAAGGTGGTGGTATCAAAATATCAAGAACAAAAGCAGGACACCTAACCATCAAAGAAAACAAAGGAGGTTAATATGATGGGTAACATTGAACCAAGAGTAAAGAAAATACTACAAGAGTATGATCTTAAACCCGAACACGCACTTTGGGAACTAAAGCGTGGTGGTAAAGCAACATTAGTTATGTTGCACAAATACTGTGAACTTGTTGGAGCTAAAGCAGGTGTCGTTATTGATGACATACTTGAAGTAGAAACAAACTCTGCGCAAGGTATTGCAGTAGTTAAATGCTATGCACACAATGACAAAATGAAAGTCATTACCTACGGAGAAGCAAGTCCTAAAAATAGTAAGGTTGCATATCCATATGCAATGGCAGAGAAACGTGCTGTAGATAGAGCCATACTAAAACTTGTTGGGTTACACGGCTTTGTGTATTCAGAAGATGAGTTTGATACAACAGACCAAAAGATAGGTTCTGCAGATGATGACGCTATCAAAACATTTCTTACTAATATTGAAGGTAGCAAAACTATTAAACAAGCTACAGGATATTATGAAATGGCAAAAGTAAACATAGCTAAAGCCAAGAAGTCCAATCCCGGATTGTATCAAATGGCTGTAGCTAAATATGAATCTAAACGAAAGGAACTACAGAGTGTATAATAAAATTACATTGATAGGTAATCTAGGTGCTGACCCCGAAATAAAACAAACGGGTGCAGGATCTAATTACGCCATCTTGTCTTTAGCTACAAACAGAGTAGTTAAAGGCGAGAAAGATACCGAATGGCACAAAGTTGTTGTTTGGGATGATAAGATTGCAGACATACTTTCTAAATATAGTAAAAAAGGTAGTCGGGTTTTATTGGAGGGAAGACTAACATATCGGGATTGGACAACCGAAGATGGTGAGAAACGAACCAAAGCTGAAATACATTTAGATAGGTTCAATTCAGAAATGAAACTTATGGATTCTAAATCTGATAACAATACACCATCACCACAAATAGCAGGACAATCTAAAGCTACAGAAAGTCTTGACGATTTTGATGATGAGATTCCAATCTAATGTTTAAAATATTTGTCGTTACACTTTGGTTAGAATATGAAGGTAGATTATATATGAAGTATGCTGTTCCTTTACTAACCAAGTGTAACGTCTTTACGTGGTGGAGTGTACAAGAACAATATGCAGATTCTGTAGTTAATGTAGTAGCTATGAAGTGCACACGATTTAAAGATTTTAGGTACGATAGGAGGATTTATGACCGCAAATGAAGCACGTGTATTAAAGTTTGTAAAAGACTTTTTAAGTATGTATGGGTTCAGCCCATCTTATAAAGAGATTGCAGAACATCTAGCGTTCTCATCACCTTCACAAGCACACAAAATATGTATGCAATTAGTGAAGAAAAATAAATTAATCAAAGGTGTAGGTGCAAGAAACCTAGAAGTATTAGGTACAGATTGGTATGCACACGCACCTTCAGACACGGAGCCGCAAGATGGGAAAGTTTAGCAAAAGCAAAGGATATAGAGTAGAAGCAAAACTTGTAAAGGAGTTTGTTAAACACGGAATAAAAGCACGACGACAACCAATGAGCGGAGCGATACCAGATTTCCCTTACGACATAGAAATAAGACAAGAACCTTGGCACAAACTAAGCGTGGAAGTAAAGGCACGGAAAGATGGAGCCGGATTTAAAACGCTTGAAAGATGGAAGTCTGGCGCTGACCTGCTGTGCCTACACAAAGACCACGGCACAACAATGGTATGTTTAGACTTGCCTTTATTTATAGATATATTAAAACAAAGCAATGAACAAGATTAATGAACAAGGGCAAATAGTTGACGACAATGGTGTACCTATTAAAGATCACAAAGGAGAAATTATAGTTGTACCCCTAGAATATAGATACAATTATCAAGAGTATCAAAAAAAAGATTAGTCTATAGGTAGAATAAAAGTAGAATTAGCCCTACAACGGCTATAGCTGAGTACAGAGGATAAGCTGAAATCTGAAGTATAATCTTACCCCAAACCTTACTGCACACCCTTCTAGCCTTCTCTATGCTTGACATTTTTGCCTCCAAATAATCTATTATGGTTTTTTGTTTTTGTTTTGCCATTGTTGTCCAATTTTCTCAGCACTACGCCCAACAGTATAACCACCTACACCAATCATTATTATATCTAATAATGAATTTTGCACGGACTCAGGAATGTTAGGTGCAGTAAATCCAAACCAATGTGCTACCATTAGTCCTGCAAACAATAACATCATTATTGGTCGCCAACTTCTTTGCAACCACGTACCTTGTGCTTCTAATTGTATAACAGTTGCGGCGGCTTCTATTTCTTTTAGATCGCCTGTAATAATTTTATGCTGTAACTCAGCTTTAATTTTTTCTTTTTCTGCTTTAGATGTAATAACTTTATCTACAGTAGAGAATATTGATTTAGCTATAGGTGCAAGTAAAGGTAACATTAAATTATATTATTATAAAATTTATGATCGCCAATAGTAACTACAGGCGTTTGGCCTTGTGCCCATTTAGGCATAATGTTTGTAGTGTGATAATGCGTTGACCCTTCTGTATTATCTTTTATCTTTTCTTCTAATACCAAATGAGCAAGGGCAAACATTTTTAAATAAACTTCATCTACCATTGGTAAGTTCTCCATCTTTTCTTTATTAGGATCACCTTCATTCCAACAACTAAATTGCCATTCTTTTAAACAGACTTCTTTTGGTGTGTTGCCATACCAACGTCTAGCCTCGGCTCTGTTTTTTATAACACTAGCTACAGCAATTTGACCACTAGTGTCTTGGTTGCGAGATTCACCCCACATTGTCTTTGCCATTATGTCTAAATCTTCAAACTTCATATAAACTTTAATAACTTTAACTCATAATATATAAAAATCAAGAGTCCTGCAATAGCTAATGACGCAACAATAATTGTTTTCCTACGTTCTTTTTCTTCTTCTAATCGTTTTAATTCTCTTTTTTTCTCTGCACGGGCACTAGCAATCTCACCTTGCAATCGTTCCCATTGACCCGGTGAACCATATAATAAAAAAATTTCACGCAACTGATCACGCATACGAGCAAGTTCTTCTTTACGAAGATGGGCTTCTATAGCTGTTTGTTCTACCGAACTAAACTTACCAAACAAGGATCTCCCTTTTTTCTCTGCGTGTACTTCTATGTTAGCTTCACCTATAGCCCATTTAGATATATACCCACTTAAACTAGACAAGTCTTTACCTACCTGTATACCTTTCATAATTACAGAATGAGCAGTTTTAACTGCGGCAAATGCTGAGAGCGGATCAATCATTAATGTACTCTTTCGTAATCGTGATATTCTTCAAAGCCTACAGATTCTATAAATTCTTTAGCTTCACTTAAACTGTCAAAGGATTTTGCTTCTATAACCACAACATATTGTTTGCGGTGCTTTTTAACTTTGTATGTTAATCTAACTTCTTCCATATAAAAGACCAAGTATTATAGTTATCAATAATCCAATAATAGATGCACTTGATGACCATAGCAATACCTCTAGTCTTTTTATGCGATATTCAACAGCATCAAGACGTTGACCTGTCATTTGTCTATACACGACACATTCTCTTTCGTGAGCCCTCATTTCTTTAGCTACATCTTTTATAGTACGTGTGTCCATTATTTCGGTTTCTCTGGCATGGTTACAGCTTTAGCTTTATCAACTGTATCAACATCTTTAGTTATATCTCTTAACTTTTGTCTATAAGTTTTCCAAGAACTTGACATAGTTACATCTGACATTGCCATCCAATCACATTCAGCTAACAGATTAGTTCTTTCTTGACGAATACTAGCCATAAGACGATCTAATTCACCTTTAGCCCATTCTGTATCTCTAGCTTCTAGGTCTTTAATTTCGTCAGCAGTTAATTCTACTTCCTTACCATTAACCATTTTTGTTTTATAAATGGACATATTTACCTCCTTTCATATTTAATTAAGTTGTTAATCCATAAATTGTTATTGTTCCAGAAAAATTACCAGAACTACAAAAAAATCTTATATGTGGAGTTGCTTGATTTTGATTGTTATATCCAGAACCCATAGCTGTAAATAAATAGTTGTGAGACGTTCTACTCATACAGTTCCAAAAATAAGAAGTATTAACAGATTCTAATAAATTATGTAGATAAATATGACAAGAAGATACTTCTCCTGTTGCATTACTTAAATAATAATTAACATCACTACGAGCTGTGCTTGTATTTCCTGTTGCGTGAAAAGATGAAGTGCTACTAACACTATTATCACCACCACTAGAATTTATATGATTCCTTACACCACCTTTAGCAAATGCTACACTTGAACTTAAACCACCACTTGTTGTATTTATATTAAATCCAAAATTTGCACTATCGGTAGATACTGATAAACCACTAACAGTTACAAAATATGTCTTATAAGCTGTACCTACTGTTGCACTAGTCAAATCAAAATCAGCCGTACTAGCACTACTTGCTACTGTAGCATATAATTTAACCAACCCACCTGTTGCAAAAGGTAATGCAGTTACACTAGATAAAGTATTATTATTTGCTCTAATTATTGCCATTAGCTTTTCACTATCCCATATAAAGTAAATGTTCCACTAGCTATATTACCGGCAGAAAAATAACATCTAATATAATTTGTTGCCGCACCTTGATCTAAATAAGCAGAAAATCTATGGTGGTAATAAAGATTATTACTAGAATGTTGTACTGAATCAATTTGAACAGTTGTTCCACCTTGTGATGAATTATTAACATTATTTAAATACAAAGTATAAGTTGTAGATTCTCCTGACGCTGTTCCCGCACCATCTATAATTTCAAAATAAGTTTGGTTTGCTAAATAACCATTTGCCGAAATACTACCATTATCAAATCTTTGATAAATACCATTTGAATACCACCCTTGTGTCATATTTCCACCATTTTGGTCAGATGTAAACCATCTGTTATAAGCACCATCACTTGTAGGTACAACTCTAGCTGCTTTTATAATATAATCATCATAGGTAGAATTTATGTAAGTATTATCAAAAGCAACAAATGTTGTTGATGAAGATATTGTTGTTCTATTTAAAAATTTTAAACCTCCACTTGGTGCATCAACAAAACTTAAATTACCAGAACCATCTGATTGTAACATTTTATTTGCCGCAGGTGCTGTGCTTGGCAAGGTTAATGTATACGATTGTGCCGCACTATGAGGTGGCCCTTTAATTGTTACTCCGTGGCTATTATTTTCGCAATTTAATTTTATTGCTCCGGAATCTGATCCTGCTCCCTTTGATATAAGTGTAGGTGCAGTAGCTAACTTATCATTAGTTACAGTATTATCACTAGGTGTACCTATATTAAGAACATCACCTAATACTAAAATAAAATTTATAACATCACCGGTAACAAGGTTGGAAGCGAACGTAATTGTATGATTTGAAACGCTAAAAGACGTTCCGGGATTTTGTATTATACCATTTAAACTTACGATCATATGATTCGCAGAAGCCGGAACATAGTTTGCAGAATTATATTGCATAGTGTAGGCGGCTTGACCATTAACTACAGAAATTGTATCTAACTTTATAAAGTTTCCTGTTATAGGCTGTTGTCCAAGATATGCCATTATTTAGCTAGTCCATAAATAGTTACTGTTCCGTATGATTCAAATTTTGTTGTTGTATGGTTTAGTGAACCACCACCACCACCACCACCTACACCTAACATAAATGAAATAGTATCGTAAGATGTATTTGCAGTAGCTAAATTCATACCACTTTCAAAATAATCTGAATTTGTATTTCCGTGCATAAGTGTATTTGAAACAACACACATTGGGTCTGTGCTTACCTGTGGATTTAAAACATCACAAAATCCACTAGCATAAACTTCTTCATTTGCTGAAAAATTTTGACAAAGTGTTCCAATATCGTAACCATCTCCATATACAACACTATTTGTTGTTTGGTCTGCTCTAATATAATGTAATGAATGTTTTATAGTTGTAGACCCCGTTGTGCCAACACTACCACCACTTCCAAATCTAAATAGTAATGCACCATTAGTAGCATTAGCTGTACTAGCTTTTTCTCTTATGTTGTAATAAATTTTGTAATTTGTATAAGTAGAAGTAAAAACACTTGCAAAAACAAATCCCTCTGTTGCTTCTGAGCCACTTGCTATTGTTGTTGATGCTATCTTAACTAAACCACCCGCACCACTTACTGTACCTGTAAAAGCATAGGTATCAGCTAGGTTCATTGATTCAGCTTGTATTTTACTTAATGGCATTATGAATCCTTTAAAGCTATAATTTCTAAATGAGGTACTACAAGTTGTGCTGAACTACCTCCATCCCATAGAGCGGCTTCGTGTAATTTACATTGGTTGCCACTATCGTATTCTCTACCTTGTAGTTTCATTATTTTTGCACTTGTCCAAGAAGTAATATCTCCGTGTGCTGTATTTGCTGAACCTGCATTACAATTAATTGTATATTGATATTCAAATCTTCCCATTAAATAATTACCATAAAAAGTTGTTCTTCCATCTGTTACTTCCGTACCATCTAAATAAAACCTTATATGTAAACCATTATAATTAGTTCCATCATATTGTGTTTGAAATATATATTTATATATAACTCTAGTAGTACCAGAAGGAGGTGTATAAGAAATACTTGAACCAGTAATATCTTCATAAGTGGTTGGTAATCTTTGTCTAGATGTAATATCAGCCATTGTATATGTGCCACTAGGTACTGTTACTGCTGTACCATTACAAGGACTAGATAGTATTTCAAGAATATTTGAACTACTTATAGTTGCAAAACTATTATCACCTCGTAAAAATGTACTACTACTTTTTGTACCTGTAGCTGACAACTCTGCCATTCCTACACTACCACTTGCAGGATTAATTGTTCCTACGGCTCTACCTATATAAACACAGTACATATCATCTGTACCTGCTGTTGC